TGCCGCGTTTGTTATTTCTCCGGGCCATGTTCGTTTTAGGCTAGGGGATGGAAAACAGTGGATCAATTTAAAATCGAACGCGTCGACGCCAAGTCGTCAACGCCCATCTCCTATCTTCAAGCGCACCTAGCTAGACTCTGGTGGCTTGCCCGAGTTGGATTTGACAACCTGAGCCCATGTACGAGCAGCTTTAGCCGCTGGAACGGATCCGGGATCAGGTCTTGCAATTCGCTCATCAACTCGAGGGTTCTCCTCATGTCGTGGGGGCAGTATGTCGCGATACCCGTCAGGATTGCATTGAGGGCAACTGGCGGGAGGTCCTCTCCATTTATGCTTGCATTGTAAGTTGCTTCCAGCAAGCGGTTTGTCTCTTCGCGCAACTCCGCGTCCCAGAGCTCGTCCTCCCAATCTCTGTTCTCGAGACTTACTATCTGCTCGGGGTAGATCAGGCCGTGGAGCACTGGGTTTGTGGGGTGCGGGAGGGGAAGGTTGCGATCCCAATTCGTCAGATCGTCGGGGCGAGGGCTTTCGGGCAAGTGGCTTATCGGATCCAGGAGATTTTGATTTGTTGGCTGTTCGCCATTCGGCTGGCATTCTCTCGGGATGACAACGATAGCACTTCTCTCGACGACTCCATCGATGACCAGCGTGTGGATCATCGGGAGGTTTTGAAGCCTCAACCTTTGCTGGCGCCGCCGCTTGAACAGGTGGCGCGGGGTCAGGGCTGATTTTGACGATGGGCGTGAGTAATTCCTCTTGAACAATGACCGGCTTACCAACATCTGGACGGACCGGCTCCGCGCAGAGTGGAAATTGAAGGAGTGCTTCGAGTGTGGCGCTAGATAAGACATGCGATTCGAAGCGATCAACACAGAAGGTAGGGATCTGAGTGAGGATGAGCGGTAGCATCCATCCTGTCTCGTTAGTGTTGGGGTACTGCTCGTTAATTGGTGCAAGTGACGCATAGTTCCTTACTAAACGTGAACTGTAATTATCAATTACTGGAGTGGCGGCCACATCTTCTAAAGGAAGCACCTCGATGATGAGGCTGTCACCGCCATTCTTCTTATTTTCCAGTTGCATCACTTTCGTAGCGAGCTGGCCCAACACAGGTGTGTTGCGATCAGAGAGGTAAAACCCACGGCACTTCTCAATTAATTTCTGAGAGGGAGTGACATTTGAGGGCAGATGCGTTGTTGTGTGGAACTTTGCTAGCTGACGTAGAGGGTCGCTGCAGCTGTCTTGACTTCCAAACCACACTTCAGGCGAATAACAACGAGCTAAAAACTTGACTCCAATCTGGCCACGGGGAACTGCCTCAGCCGTGGTCTTCATTCCTAACTTGGCGGCGACTTCTACATATTTAGCAACATTTAAGTCAGCCGTCAAGCCGTCATCACCTCCGTAAATGCCCATGGAGGCCCAGGCGCGTTCTGCTGTAAGGCCGCATATGCGCCAGGTGACGTAAACCATGAAAGCGTTGGCCAATG